ATGACTACCACCAGCATGTCGCTTTCAATGAAGCGATGGGCGACCGACTCCCGGCCAAGTTTATGTTGATGCCACCCCAAGCGCCGAATGAATACGAAGAGACAGTTTGGACGGATGTTTTGTTTATGCGCACGCTCAACATGAGCCAGAGTCGCAGACGCCAAGAAAAACATATATGCCCGCTTCCTCTGGATATTGTGGAGCGCCTGATTGTGCGTTACAGCAACCCTGACGAGCTGATCTATGACCCCTTTGGCGGTTTACACACCGTGCCGTACATGGCTATCAAACTCGGTCGCCGTGGGCTAGGGTGCGAACTTAACCCGCTCTACTGGCAAAACGGGGTGAAATACTGTCAGGACGCCGAATTAGCACGCAGCGCGCCGAGTCTGTTTGCGGTGACTGAAGAGACGGCGGACGCGTACGAAGTGGAAGTGGCAGCATGAGACGGACAAAGAGCGGCGCGCGCAACTATTCTTTTTTGTCTTCTGACTTTTCTTTTTGTTTTCGATAGTTCTCAAGAATGGCTAAAACTTGAGCATTCAATGATCGGAGTTCCTTTTCAGCGTCTAGCTTTAGCCATTCATACAAATCTGTTGTCATGCGGACGGTCATACGTGCATCTAATTCGTTAGGCATTGTTTTCTCCTAAAATTATTGACATTAAAATGATGTCATGGTAAAATTGACATTAGAATAATGTCATATTTCAGGAGGGTAGTCAAACATGAGGATCAAGAAAACAGTAAATTGTTATTGCCAACGGTGCGGCAAAGAATTCAAGGAAACTCCTGTGCGGGTAGCGCTTGGCAAGGGCAAATATTGTAGCATGGAATGCCGACGCCAAAAACCGGAAGAGCGTTTTTGGTCAAAGGTAAACAAGAGCGATTCTGGTTGTTGGCTGTGGACAGGCGCAAAGACTGGCAATGGTTACGGAGGTTTTTCGATAGGCGCAAAAGGTGAAAATTATCAGGAGTGGAGAGCACATCGCTATTCATGGTTTTTGACACATGGTGATATTCCGGAAGGAATGAATGTGTGTCATCGCTGTGACAATCCGCAATGTGTTAACCCAGACCATTTGTTTTTGGGCACAACAGCCGATAATGTCGCTGATAAGTTAAGTAAAGGTCGTCAGTCAAAAGGAGAGCAAGTTGCAGGCGCAAAACTAACCAGAGAGGATGTCTTGACGATTCGCAGGCTTTACCAGGAGGACGCAAGCGAAAAATCTAGGAGATATTCGTCTCGGAAGTTAGCGAAGATGTATGGAGTAAACAAAAGCGCTATTTTGGCTGTGATTCATGGTAAGTCTTGGCTTCATGTAACTGGTGAAGAATGCGGATAACTAAGAAAAATAAAAGAAATTTACAGGACTGGGACATTAAAGACCACCTTGCCGCTGGCCATTCGCCCGTTGCGCAGCCGCTCACCCTGGCCATGACGAACATCGGCACATCGGCGGCCAACTTGGAGAGCGCAGCCAGGGCGCTCAAGCGCATCGATGAGCCGTACTTTGCGGCCCAGGTGGCGCTGATGGTCAAGACGCTGGATGCCATCGTTAGTACGTTAAAGACGAGGGAGAGCGCATGAAAACACACCCAGCCGCGCCGCTGACCAAGGCCAACGCCATCTACTACAAGGCCATCGAGCGGGCAAGGCGCAAGCTACGCAGGGCCCAGACCGTAGATGAGCGGATAGCGGCCCGTAATGCCATCGGTGAGGCAACAGCGCAGATTTGGCGACTGAGACGAAAGGAACAAGCGAAGTGAGCAACCCTATCGAAAGCAAAATCGAGCTTCAAACCAAACGCGGCGGCAAGTGGGTAACGATTATCGAATGGAGCCTTGCCGAAATGGTCAAAGCGACCGCAAAGTATGAAGAACTGAAAGGCAAGCGGCGCAAGTATCGCCTGGTGCATGTGACTGTCAATCTGTTGGCAACGAATGAGACGGAGGCGGCAAAGTGAGCGACATCATCCTATTGCTAATGATCTCCAACGCCGTCCTCTTCGCTAAGCTGGCCAACCGCAACCGGATGCTGGCCAAGGCGGTGTATTGGCTGGTGCGAATCAGCGGTCGCAATGTGGAACTGAGGAAAGGCTTGAGCGTATGAGCCAGCAGCCTAAATCCTGGCAAAAACAAATCCTAAAAGAGCGTGATCACGCCGATCTGTTTTGGTATGCCGAGGCAACGTTGCCCGTCTCCCAACGCCGCAACCGTTTCGACGATGGCTACACGCCCGTTGGCTACCCTGGGCGGTGGATTCCCTTAATCCCCGTCGCCCCGAACGCGGACGGCAGCCGCAAGATTGCCGACATGCTGTGTCATCTCTTCCGGTTGTGCGTACCGGATATGCTGGAAGTAACGCCGGTACTGACCGATGTGAAGTCACTGAGAGAGACTGGAGCGATTTATTACACTTGGACCGATGAAATCCTGCTCGACGTGGCTTGCGCATCGTGTGGAGCCATTGAGCAGATCCCGCATACCGTTGCGGAGGATGCATCAGTCTGGCTGTGCTGCGACTGCGTGGACAGTCCACACTGCAATGAGTTTATTGCCGAATACGGCGTAGATGGCTTTAGGAGTTTAAGGGGCTAACGATGGTGTATCGCGAATGGCACGAACACACATTCAATGGTGTTACGGTTTATCTAACGAATGCGCCGGATAATGCGCGTTATCTTGTTTCCGGCGGTGCTTCTGGTAAGCAAAGCTTTGCGCAACTGTCGCGATTGACCGGCATACCAACAACTACAATACAGTCCCGCCTAAAAGCCGGCAGATCGTTGGCCGAGGCATTAACGCCTGGTTACGCATCTGGTTATAAAATCCTTGTCGGTTCACAAATTCTAAGTGGCAAAGATTTGGGCGAATCGCTAGGAATGCACCGCTCTACCATCGGTAAGCGCCTGAAAGCCGGTTGGGATGTATTTGAACTTACCGGACCATCAAGACGCAAGCATTTGATAACAGCGTTCAATAAAACGCAGACCATTTCCCGTTGGGCGAGAGAAAAACAAATACCGCGTTCAACCCTCATTTACCGCTTGGCTAATATGGATGCAGAGTTGGCTTTGTCGTTGCCGATTGATGAGGTGAGCAGCAAGAATTCTAAACGACGCAAGCTGTTTCAATCGATTACTCGAAAAATAAGCGAATAGAGAGGATTCTATGGACCTATCAAAAGTGCTTGAATACGATGTTGAGTTTAAATTTATCTCTCCCCTTCTTGGGACCGCTGCCACCAACAAGCGGATTTATCGGGACTTCATCGCATCCAAGGCGCTGACCACTGTCAACGGCAACATTCCGCATTTGCCTGTTGACGAGGCCGAAATGGTGGCAGAGAACGAAACCCCCGGCATGACTGGCTTTCTGCGTGACGAGGCAACCGGCAAGCCCGTGCTTTCGGCTCACATGATCAAGGGGTATCTGAAAGAAGCCTGTAGCGCCATGCGGGAAATGCCCAACACGAAAAGCGCCAAGCTGACCGGCTACAAGAGCAAGCTTAATCGCTTTGTGTTCGTCAACCCCCGTTTTATCCCGATCCAGTACGCTGGCGAGATCACCCTGAACGAGCGCCCGCTCCGGGCCGAAACTGCGCAGGGGCCACGCGTTACCCTGGCTTGTTCGGAGCAGATTGAACGGGCCAGCATTGCTTTTACCTTGCGGGTCATCGGGGAAAGCATCTCCGAAGACATCCTGAAAGAGTGCTTTTTCTACGGGCAGAGCATGGGCATCGGACAATGGCGCAACGCCAACTATGGGGCATTTGTGTATCGCATCAAGGCGACCAGAGAAATGGAGGTGAATGTCCACGCCGATACTTGGGTAGAATAGTCGCAATGACTTTAAAAGCAAAGGTTAAGTATCGCGGAGTGCAGCGAGGCAATGGTATTGCATACTCCGGTCACGTAATGTTATGGCAATGTCCGGCTTCGTGCTGTCTCGCAATGGCAAGGTAGTCTAAAGGCAGTCTTGCTAGGGTTATGCAAGGCGACACAAAGCGTTGGTATAGCAAAGTTTAGTAAGGGCAATGGCGCGGCCAGTCATGCGGTGTACTGCCAAGGCATAGTTAGCGCTGTTATGTAATGGTCTAGTTCGGAGCGTTTTGTCTGACTTGGTGAAGGCAAGGCGAGGCGGAGCAAAGTATGGTATGGCAAAGCAGTGGCCACAGTACAGCTATGTATGGCCTCACATCGATGGCGGCGTTATGCTGTGGCATGGTCTAGCAGTGCAAGTTTTAGCTACGGTATGGTCTCGCTTGGCGGCGTCCCGTGCAGCCATGAAACGCAAAGGCAAATTTTGTTAGATTTAGGAGTTTAGCGCAATGCCCCACCAACGCCGCCCAACCGAAAAACCCCAAGCGGCGTTGGTGACGCTGACCCGCCGCGAAATCGAAGTCTTGCAACTGCTGGCCGAAGGCTTGAGCAACAAGGAAATTGCCGACAAGTTGACCGTTAGCCCGTGTACCATAAAGACGCATCTGCACAGCATTTACAAAAAACTAAACGTGTACAACCGCACGTCTGCCGTATATGAGGCTATTCGCGTAGGAGTGATTTTGTTGCAGAAGGGGGGCGAGAAAGCAAGAATTAGGAAAGATAATTTACAACCTATTTACACAGAACACTTGTTTTGGTAAGATGTTGTTGGGCGGTTGCCGCCGCCCAACGGATAAATTATGGAGTTTGTACTGATGCTCAATTTGAATCTAGTACAAACTCCTTGATGCGTCAATCATTTTGTTTAGCAACTAGGAGATTTTGTCATGGTTAAGGTATCAAATACAGTGCAGTTGATCACACCGGAACAAGCGAAAATTTGGCTAGAACAGAAGTACGAACACCAGAGGCCGATCAGTAGTACTCATGTTGAGAATCTGGCCAGGGCAATGCAGGATGGAACCTTTGCGCCTGTTTCTTCAATCATGTTTGCAGTCCTGAAAGGGGTACAGTGTTTGATTAATGGACAGCAAACATTGTCAGCTATTATCAAGAGTAAGATTTCGCAAACCTTGCCAGTTGTTTTTTATGAGGTTGACAGCGATAAGGAAGTGGCGGAGCTCTATTTTCGAATTGATCGCCAGCGTCAAAGAAACCTCGGCGATAGTATTAGAGCTACCGATCTTCCAAGGGAAACCGGGCTATCACCCTCTGTTATCAAGGTGACAATGAGTGCGCTTCGTCACATGCGCGGAAATTTTGGTACAAATCGAGAAATTATGAGAGGTGTTTCGGATGATGACTTGGTGTCATGGATGCCGAACTGGACATGGGAAGTTAATATGGTCAGAAATTCGATCATGCCTTGCGGAGATATTAATATCAGAATGATCGAACAACAGGCCGTGTTATCAGTGGCGATGATCACAATGCGTTACCAAACACAAAAGGCGCGTGAATTTTGGCGGCAAGTTGCCCAAGATGATGGTTTGCAGAAATACGATCCAAGAAAGACGATTCGCAACTACTTAATCTCTATTAGAGCGGCATACAACCAAACAAAAAGGGTTAGGGCGAACGAGATTTCGCGCTCTGTTATTCTTGCTTGGAACGCCTACTACGAGGGTCGAAACCTGCGCTATGTTCAGCCGCGCGATATAACCAGTCCAGTGCGTATTCTTGGGACAGTCTTTAGTGGAGTACAAGCCGATAATTTTGTTCCCCTTTATCCGTCTCCGGCATTGGAGCAGAAGAGGCTGGAGCTATCTTCCTCGTCTTAGTCACCAATTCTATACACTAAGCCCGCCGCAGTCGGCGGGCTTAGTGTTATTGGAAAACTGTAAGCAAAATTAATCCCTTTGACCGATGCAAATTCAACGATTACCGGATAATCTGGTAGTGCGCGTTTGCCTAAATCGACAAACGCGCACGCTCACGGGTCTTTCGTTCTCTGAGGTGGCAGGGTGGAAGGTGGCCGATCAGGAAATCAATACGGGCGGCGGATCGGCCATCCAGGGGAATGTAAACACAGGCGGCGGTGATGCTGTTTTACGTGACCAGGCGGAGAACACGCAGCGCAATAACGTCAATATTTCGCTGGGCAATCGTGAATGGCTTGAAATCATTGATTACAAGCTGACCCGCCTGAATGACAACTTTGAATACCGTTTATCACGGATTGAAGACCAAATTGACGGTCGGTTGCGCAACGTAGAGCATGATATACAGCAGATGCAAAGAGACATCGACCAGACAAAGACCGACGAACAAAAAACAAGAAGCGACGTAGACGAATTGAAACAACAGTCGATTTTGGTCAAGTTTGCACCTGCACCTACGCCACAGACCGTTGCGCCGAATGGCACGCTCCGGCGCTTGTTCTGGATATTAGTTGGCTTTGGCTTCATTTTGACGATTTTAATTAGCGTTTTGATTGTGATTTTAGCAAGAGGCTCGCATTGATCACCTCAGTTGCACGTGTCCTCATTTATTCCCTGATGGCGTTTGAGTGGATCGTCTTGGCCGTTTTGTGCTTTGTCGCCTACTTGGAGATGGAAAAGCCGCACCATAAAAAACTTTTGTTCTGGTTTTTGGTAACGGCGTTTTTTAAAATCGTCGGTTACTCATTTAGTGCTTTTACCGCTATTCCTAGCCCTTGGTCCGCTACGCTTTTATTGGGCGTGCGGGTTGCTTTTGGGCTTTGTCTGATTCCGTTCGCTCTGGCGATTTACCAGGTCTACTCGCATATTCAGTGGTCGAGACACCAGGAGGAACATGAAAAACATTTGGCTTAGTAAGCAGGAGATCATGGCCTTGCCGACATCCGGGCAAGCGTGGGATACCCTAGTAGGCACAGCGGAGGGCGCAGCTGGCGAAGCTGACCTAAGCGATCAGGATAGCAAAGCCAACGTGCAATGCTTGGCAGCGGCTTTGGTCTATGCACGGATAGGCCAGCAAAAGTACCTGGATCGAGTATTGCCCGCCTTACGCAAGATAGCAGGCGGATTACCTTTGGGTCGGGCGCTTGCCCTTGGTCGTGAGTTGTGCGCCTACGTCATCGCCGCTGATTTGATTGACCTGCCCGCCGTGGATGCCACGCTCGACAACAGTTTCAGCATCGCCATCGAAAAGCTCTTGACCGCGCCTACATCTGGTGGCCCTGCTAATTTGGTCAAATGCCACGAACAGCGCCCCAACAACTGGGGCACGCACGCCGGCGCAAGCCGCATCGCCGTGGCGCTCTATCTGGGCGACCGAGCCGAACTGGACAAAGCCGCCAAAGTCTTTCACGGTTGGCTTGGCGACAGAACGGCGTATACAGGCTTTACCTATGGTGACCTTGCTTGGCAAGCCGATCCGAAAGCGCCGGTTGGCGTCAATCCTAAAGGTGCGCAGATTCAAGGCCATAGCGTTGACGGCGTTATTCCTGACGACCTACGGCGCGGCGGCGGCTTCAAGTGGCCGCCTGCATCTACTGGTTATCCGTGGGAGGCCATGCAAGGCGCGACCGTGCAAGCGGAACTCCTTTCTCGTGCTGGGTATCCAGCCTGGAACTGGTGCGACAAAGCACTACTGCGCGCCGCCAAGTTTCTCTACGGTATCAACTGGCCGGCGCAAGGCGATGATGGCTGGCAACCGTGGCTAGTCAACAGCGCCTACGGTACGTCATTCCCGACCGTGGCCAGCGCATCGCCGGGCAAAAACATGGGGTTCACCGCCTGGACGCACGCCAAGGCCATTGTACGCCCGCCGGTTGACCCGCCGCCGCCACCACCGCCACCAGACCCAACACCGCAACCCGACGTTGCCGCTGCGCTGGCCGCATTACGCACCGCCAAGGCGCAGACGATTGAAACGATGGCACTTTTGACGCAGGCGATTACAGCACTAGGAGGTTAATATGTTTTATATCTTTTCCGTGGTAGGCATCGCAGTGTTTACTTTTGCAACAATGGCGGTTTATGCGGTGTTTAAGGTCAGCGCCGAGATGGACGAACGCGTTGACCAAATGCGCAAGGCTCGTGAGTAGCGATGAGTGGGTGCTGTTCTGGTTCTTGGTGCTTTTCTTTCTATTGAGCTTGGCTTGGCGTTTGTTGGGGGTGTAATCTGATGAAGTTTCCAAACTGGTTAATCACGGCGCTGCTAATGGCGGCCGTCGCATTTTTGCAGTACATCCTGAATCATGTGGCGGACCTTCACGTTTCTGAGGTCTACGCCCCGCTGATTGTCGCCGTGCTGAGCTGGGGGGTCAAGGCGCTCCAGGAGCGAGCGGAGCCGCCGGCGACGCGTGGCCTTACGGAAGCGAGCAGCTACTGGCAACGGGTGATCTTCAAGTGACCATGACGAACAGTGTTGTCTTGGGGCTACAGGTGGCGCTGGAGCAGGCACACCCGTCTATCTATCCGCTGGCGCTGCCGGAGGCAGTCGCCGAACCCTACGGTCAAGCCGACGGCAGTGATGCGCGTTCGCTGAATTAGCGCGCTTGCGCGTAGTAGAGAAGGGGGCTAAGGATGGGATGGCATTGGCGAGCCTTGTGGCATGAGGGTGTTTGGATCTGGCCCTTTATCGTCGGGAATGGTCTACTGCTCGGTGCGTTGGTCTATGTGGTGGTGTATCGGTAAACGTGCTTAACGTTGGTTATGGTGGAGAAGTGAGCATGCAGGTTTTTCAACGGTCAATTAAGAAAATTCAATATGCTGATGATGGGCCTGGGGTGCTTGGTGCCAGTGAGGATACCGAATCGCTGACTTGGGACAATGCGACCGGCCATTTCACCACAAGCCCAGGTGGCGGCGGCGGGGCGCAACTGGATGCTGCGAACACATGGGTGGCAACACAAACGTTTGCTTTGCCAGACAGCGCCAATTTGATAGTTCCAGAAAACTGGACTTTTGGCGAAGACTGGACCATCGACGGGGAGAGTTACACGCATACTCCCGGCAGCGATTCGGAGGCCGATCAGACTATTGATTTCTCCGATGGCACGTATGTAGCGCGGATGACTATTACGAACCGGACAGCAGGTGTAATTGAATTTGGCGATTATAGCTCTAGTGATTACATCTATGCCGATGATAACGGTACTTACGAGGCAATTTTCTCTAAATCATCATCTTCTGAAACCGTCTATCTCTATGCATCTTCTGATTTTGACGGAACGATCAGCGATATATCACTGATTCTCAGAACGCTTTCGCCCTCTGTGTTTGCCAAGCGTATCGTTTTATTGTCTGAGATCCCTGATAGTTCTGTTGGACTTCCAATCGAGACGCTTTATCGTTCTGGGGAAGATATGAAAATCGTTGCTCCCCCTTTCGATTTTGATTTATTGGGCAGACATCCACACCATTTGACCGCTGTGGTGGACGAACGAAAAGTAACGCTATCGTGGGATAGCTGGGATACTGGCGTTTATAACGGAAGTGTTTATGTTTGGCGGTCATCCGATGGGGGCGGATCGTGGACAAACGCAGGCACGGCGCATGTTGCGCCTGATTACCTAGACTCGTGGTCTTCTTTTGACCCGGCGCCGGGCGACTACCAATACAAAATCACTTGGTCGCAAAGCCCGCCGGATGAGTCGTATTTCAGCAACATTGTTTCTGTTACAACAACCACAGCATCAGACGCAATTGGGCCGGATGATTTGACCGCTGAAGTGCTTCTTTCTACGCGCATCAAGTTGACCTGGACACTGGGCAGTTCCAATGCTGATCGCTTCGAGTTGGCTTACAACACAGGTGATCCTGTTCCTGGCTCCGACAATCTCACTGGCAGCGACAGCGAATTTATCGACAGGTCCACAACCGAGAATACGGATTATACGTACAAAATTCGGGCATATCACCAAGGGAGTGTATCAGATTGGGTAACAGCAACTCTTGTTACAACGCCCGCCTTTGACACGCAAACGCCAAGAAATCTGCCATCAAGCGCGGCGGGACTAGAGCCGGGGATGGAGTACGTAATTAACGGGGTGGTACATATTGCATGAGCTATCAAACTGTTTTTTTGTCGGAGACGGATCGTTCTCTGACCAAAGCCGAAATCAGAACGCAGAAAGCCCTGCGCCTACAACTATGTGCGCAAGCCATCCAGCAGGCGTTGAGCTATTACGAATGTGATCTTGTGGCAATTCCAATCGTTGAAGGCGGCAAGATCGATGCAAAGGTAGACTTGGTGCTGAAATGAGCTACACCGTTTGCAACGTTCTCGATTTAGGCGAAGCTTATACCGGTGTGACGCTCAACGCGCAACTGTACGATGCCAGCAATAGCACCGTTGGCAGCGCCATCACGACAGGCTTTTATGAGCGTGCAGGCAGCAAAGGCATCTATAGCTTTACCCTAACTGTGCCGGATGGTCATCAGGGCTGGTTTGATGTTTATGTGCAAGGCGCATCGTCCAACGTGCTGGCGACGTTGCCGATTAATCCCGCTGAACTCGAAAACGCCGATGTAAAGACTTCGACCCGTTCAACCTTCGCCGGTGGAGCCGTGGCCAGCGTTACGGGCGATGTCGGTGGCAACGTGGTTGGCAGCATTGGCAGTTTGGCGACACAAGCGAAAGCCGATGTCAACGCTGAGACAGATACCGCTTTAGCCGATGCTGGTGTGACGACAACGGTCACCGGACGCATCGATGCCGCAGTATCGAGCCGTTTGGCATCCGCGGGCTATACAACGCCGCCGACGGTTGCAGCGATCCGTACCGAGATGGACAGCAACAGCACGAAGCTGGCCAACCTAGACGCAACTGTATCGAGCCGTGCGCCATCCTCTACGGCATTATCAACCGCACAATGGACAAATGGCCGTGCGGCGAATCTGGACAACCTCGACGCCGCGGTCAGCACGCGCTTGCCGACATCGAGCTATACGGCGCCGACCACACCGCCAACCGTAACAGCGATTCGCCAAGAGATGGATACGAATAGCGCGAAGCTGGCGAATTTGGATGCGGCCATTACGACCCGTGCGACGCCAGGCGACGTATCCAACGCTCAGACGGCCATTGCCGACGCCATCGACGCCCTAAACGACATCACAGCAGCGGACGTGGTAACGGCGCTGATGGCCTATGCGGTGGAAAGCGGAAAGGATTATGCGACGGTGCTGCGGGAAACTTACGCCATTTTGCGGGGCAAGTATGAGGCAGATGACGCCGATCCGACGTCGGTTGTTTACTACGCACCGGACGGCGCAACCGAGCGGGTGACATTTGCATTGACTGACACGACAAGGACGCCAAGTTAATGCGCGCCAAGGCCATCGCCATAAGAGGCTATTTTCAGGGCAGCGCCAAGGCCGTCGCAACCTTTGGCTATTTCGGCGTATCCAGTGTGGTTATACCCGATCTGCATGTGTACGGCTTGGTATTTGGACCAAGCGCCAACGGCATGATCATCGGCGCAAGCGCCACCGGTGACGCAGTGGGACCGAATGATTACGGCGTAAGCGTTGGACCGATCGCCAACGGCACAGTGAAAGGACCAGGAGAAACATGGCATTAGCGACAGCGGTGCAGGGCAGTAGATTGCCCGCCCAGTTGATTACGTGGCAGCATCAGGATAACACCGTAGAAGACTTGACCGGCGCGACGCTGACCGGCAAAATCCTGTTGCAACGCCAACAGGCTGCGCAGAGCATCACTGGCACGTTGACCGTGACCGATGCGGCCAACGGCGTGTTTCGTTGGAGCTACAGCGCCGCTGACGTGGCCTATGCCGGTACACATCGCGTCCAGTTTACCGCAACTTTCGCCGGGGTTCCGGCCAAAACGTTTATCACAGACTGGGTAGTCAAGGAGTCACTATAGCATGGCAATTCCGCTTATTGATTTATCAAATACACAACATCATTTTGCCGGGAGCGGCGCAGGCACATACGCTGATCCTTTCGCCTTTAGCACACGCGACATGGCGCAAGCAGACAGCGCCATTCCATTCATAGACCTTTCTAACCGGGTGCGCTATCTAAAAGGTAGCGGCGCTGGGACGCCTGGAGATCCGTACATTCTGGGGATTAACTTTCTCGATTCGTCTACGGTAAGCGTGCTATCCTATGGCGCAAAGGGCGATGGCGTGACCAACGACACCGCCGCGGTGCAAGCCGCGCTGGATGCCAGCATTACGCTTGGGAAAAAGCTGTTCTTCCCAGCGGGCACGTACAAGATTGCCACGTCACTCAGCAACACGACCGGTGGCAACATTGACCTGGAGTTTGACGTCGGGGCGGTGTTGGATTGTTCCACAAGCACCGCAAGTACAGCTATCACCCTAGGCGGTAGCTTGGGCGCTGGTGTAGCTCTGTCCAGCAACGCCAATAAAGGCGATTCGTCTATTTCCGCAACAGGTCATGGCCTTGTTGCTGGTGATATTGTGCAAATAGTGTCGACCGATTTGCGAAATTCGACACGGGTTGATTACTACAAGGGCGAAATTGCCAAGGTAGCGTCAGTTTCGGGCAGCACCATCAACTTCGATACGCCGCTTTACGATGGCTATACCGCCGCAACCACGAGTGTCTACAAATGTACAGCGGCTACGGTGCGTATCAGGGGAATCACCATTCGCCATAATGGGCCATATTGTGGGCTTTTGGTGCGCCACGCCAAAAATATCCTAATTGAAAACCCCACGGTAGAAGGCGCAAAGGAATGCGGCATCCGTGTGCGCGAATGTTTTAATGCTACTATCGTTAACGGCTCTACGCTGGGCGCTTACTACGTTGGGACCAACACGGCTTACGGCCTATCTATCTATTCGTCCCAACACGTAAAGGTTATCGGCGGTTACTGGCATGGCGGACGGCATGGCATCACGACGGGCGGCACGTTCCCCGAACGCGATATAAAGCTGATTGGTTGCACCGTCACTAACGATAATACGTCAGGTGTCTACGGCTTCGATAGCCACGGCAACACCGAATTTATAGAGTTGATCGGCTGCCATTCCCTAAACGGGGCAGCAATGCAGGCGAACAATATCAAGGTCATTGGTGGCGAATACCGGACAATTTATGCTAAGTTTGCCCTGGCGTTTCTTCCCGAAATATCAGGTAGTCATATCATTGTCGATTCCGTTCTGTGCGATAATCCTACACATACCTGTGCTTTAACCGTCACTTTCTGGCAAAATAACCTGACCTTCGATCTGATTTCCTTTCGTGATGTCCGTGCTACAGGTGGTACAAATCTTACCAGCACCAATCCGGGGGTCATCTACATCAACGCTAATACAAATGGATGGAGCGAAACCGTAAGCCGTTTTAGCATCAATGGATGCACGGCCACCATCGCGGGCGCTCCGGCGTCCACCGCCTATCTGTTGGACATTGGGAACGCCATTACGCTGACTACAGCGCTCAATATCATAAACAGTGATTTCACAAGCACTTACGATAAGGTGCGACCTTTGCGTCTTGCCATCACGGGCGCAACCAAGTCGGTGAGCAACACTTACAGCGGAAAAAGCGTGTCTGACTATGGCTGTGTTGTTTCGGCCGGCGATTTCTTCTCGATGCTGGATTTGTACGACGGCCAAACTTCGGCGCTCTATAACAACCTATCGACCACCGGCAAGGTGCGCTTTATTGATTGTATCATGGCTAACTTTGGCAGCAATGGCGGGCTGAACATAGGTTCCGCAACGGATGTGCGGATCAAGGGTACGGAGAAAGTCAATTCGACCGGCAACTTTAACGTTGCCGCGACCTATCCCTACAGCGACTATACGGCGGCAGGCAATAAGATTCTATATCGTAGCGCCGTGCCGTCCGCCTATGCGTGGCTTGTGGGCGACATCTGCATCAACAGCGCCCCAGCCGTGGGCAGCCCCAAGGCGTGGCGCTGCACGGCAGCAGGCACGCCCGGAACGTGGACCAGCGAAGGCAATTTGTAACGTCTGTGAGGGGATGAAGTGACCGAGCGCAGAGAGTATGACGAGGCAACCAAGGCGGCGGTGAAAGCGTAGACGATGCTTGAACTTTTAGCGGGTGAGCGCAAAGACAATGAATCAGACCGAGCGGTGCAAGCGTGCAATGATTAATGTGTTTTCAAAGATTGGTATACAGGTGTAAAAGTGTGGTATAATGGAAATCTACAAGTTAAAATAATGGTTCAAGCGGCGCTTCCAACACCACTTGAACCTCCCCAGTTCACCGCTGAAAGGAGCGATGAGTGGATACTTCTATTCTATCACAAATAAACCAAAATCAACCTGTAATTGTTTATTCGCCAGCATATTTGGCGGGACTTATTGATTCAGATGGCTCAATCAGTATTTCTCGTGCCGTATCCAAAAATAGCCGTCGAGGCCACAGATATATTTGTTTTGTTGAAATTGGGCAGCATCGAAACGACAATTTATTCGGATGGCTTATTGCTAATTTTGGCGGTGGCCTTTCTCGTAATAATAACGGTGTTCCGAAGTGGCGTGTGTATGGAGCTAGTTCTATTAGCTTCCTTCAAACTGTTTATCCTTATCTTTTGCTAAAAAAAGAAGAAGCCGATTGTGTATTGAAATGCGTTTCATTGATTACGGACGGTAAGAATCTACTAAGCGACGAGGAAGACAGAATTCAGTACGATTGTTGTCAAAAATCTAAAGCGCTGAAGGCTTTTAGGTATTCTAGCGAAAAAAAGTTGAATCAATTATTGTCATTTGATTTTGACTATTTAGCCGGTGTAGTTGATTGCGAGGGATCATTTGATATCAGAAGAAAAAAAGGCACATTGAATGATTTTTATTGTTTTAACTTTACTCTCATGCAACATAGAACAGACGATCTGCTGGCGTGGCTAGAACGTCGTTTCGGGGGAGCTTTTAATGCGGGATATGGATCGAGAAATGAGCCTGCATGGAGAATTAATGGGAGAACGGCCAGACGGTTTCTAGAAGCGATCATTTTTCATCTGCGTTTGAAACGAGTTGATGTCGAAATTTCATTAAATTTCTTGGATACTGTTCAATCTGGCGGAATTCGATTACCGCAGGAAATTTATCATTTGCAAGGTGAATATTACAGCCAAATAAGGATAGCTCGTGAGCAACGACAAGAAGCGTAACATGATTGAGCCACTAGCTGGAGAAAGGATGCCAAATGAATCAGATCGGGCAGTTCTTGCACTGAATGACTACCTGCGGCTTGGTGCTGGCCGATCTTTGCGTAAGCTTGCACAGAAATACGCCAAAACTCGCCAAAGTACACCGCCTACAGATTCCATAGAGACGCTTAAGGTTTGGTCATCCGATTACGAATGGAAGCAACGATCCTCGCAATATGACGCTGAATTAGAAGCCATCCGCAATGAAAAACGGCGCAAGGAATTTGAAGCCGGTTTAGCGCTTGACTATGAACGGGTGAACAATTTAAAGCGCCTCGCTAATCGTTTAGAAGACGAATTAAAGCAGTATCTTTGGTTAGATGATGTGAAATCTATCGGTAGTGGTGAAAATGCCACACGTGTAGATCTGATTCGCTTCAATAGTGCTTTGGTCGAACAGTACCGGGCCACACTAGACGATATTGCCAAGGAAACCGGCGGGCGCAAGGTGCGAACCGAGAATCTAAACATTGACCTATCCAAACTTAGTGACGATCAACTAGCGCGGGTTATCGCCGGTGAAGACCCTATGCAGGTGGTGCTAAGTGGCTACACTGTTGCAACTTAGAGCGCAAGCGGAATTAGAACGGCGCAAGCGTGGCACAAGTGATCGGAATCCGCTTGCTGAATATCGTTTTGAGCCACTACGCTACATTATTGAAAAACTTGGTTGGCACCCGTGGGCCGGTGACGCCGAGCATCCTGGACAAGTCGAGGTACTACAAGCCTATGAATTGGCCTTGCGCCAACTGCATGAGCGCTACGAATATGAGCAAGGCAATGTGACGGTTGAGCAATTACAATACTGGAAGCCTGGTCAGATCATTAAAAACCGCATAC